ACTGCGTTTTTTATTTTTGATGTCGCTTTCTAATTGCCCTACCATTTGTTGAGATATATCTAGTTGGATCTTTATGTTATGTATCATTTCACTTTTCCTTGTATTCTCCATTACTTGTTTTTCGTAATCTCTTTTTAAATACTTCCAATATCTTATTCTGTTAAACCAACTTACTTTGTCTTTATTTTTTAATTTTAAATATTTTATGTATTTGGTTAATTCCTTTTCACTCATCATTTTTTACCTCCAATAATTCTTTAATTAATTCTACTTTTGTTTTTCTATGCCTTACTATTACCGTGTTTCCTTCTTCTGTTCGTGTTAAATCTAGTCTTTCTTTTAAATCGTTATATACTTCTTCAAACAACTTAAAGCCTTTTTGATATTTAACTTGTTCTTGGTTATAAAACATTTTTATAACATCTGCTTTATTCATAAACTACTCCATCTTTCTTTTAACGCTTATAAACTTTTCTTTGAACTTTGCTTTCTTTCTATCTTCTTCACTTTTATAAACGTAATGGTTGCACCACAAACATAACTTCTTTGTTTCAGTTGGATAAATTACTACGCTATGCCCACAAGGACATTTATAAGTGTTTTGCAAATCAAATTCTATTCTCTCATCGCTTGTGTTTTGATATTTGTCTAATCTCATATTTGTTAAAAAATCTTTTTTATGTTTTATAGCCATCTAATTACACCTCCTTTATTTCACCTATTCTTCATTAGGGATCTTTTTAAATAGTTCAGGTTTTTCTCTATGTTGGACATAAAAGTCCATTATCTTTCTATACGCTCTATCTAGTTCGTCATCACTCATTTCGTAGTATTTAACAATTGCTGCCGGAACACCTTTATATTTTTGACTCATTCTATTAATAAAATCTATTTTTTGACACTTTCTGTAATGTTTATCATATTCACTCATATCATTGTTATAGATCCTTATTTCTTTCCCGCATATATCACATTTTGTTAACCAATCATCTATTTTTTCTTCTTGTTTAAGATTTTTAATTAATGTCAAATATATCGGTGGTGTTACTCCTGTATATTTTTTAAAGTTTTTTAAAACATCTTCATAAGAATAATTACAAAGTATTTTATACCACTCGTCATAATCACCTTTAAAATCATCAAACTCACTTTGTATTTGTTTGAACAAAGTATTAAATTCGTTTCTTGTCATTTTCTTCTCCTTTCATTTATATAATTTTCAAACTTATTGCCGAATAACGTTTCAGGTCTTAAATATTTTTCCATATCAGTATTTAGCCAATCTTTGCATTTCTTTTCTATAACTTGCAAAAAATCAACCTCTTTCCAACCTTCCTTTAGTCTTGCTCTTACTAATGATTCTGTTTTAGAGTTGTTAGATCTAAAGTTTCTTTCACTTTTTTCGTTTAAATAACTAACAACTCCATCAGTTAATTGTTTAACATAAGCATCACAATCCCATCTTTCTTTATATATTTCTTTCTTATTATTAATACTTGTATTATTAATATTTATATTATTCTCTTTAATCTCCTGTTGATACCCCTCTAAACTGTAGTTGATACCCCTATCAACTGTGGTTGATACCCTATTAATATCAGTTGATACCATCTCTATTGCTCTTTTTGTTATTGCTTCCCCATTTTTTTCATAAGAAATTGTAATATATCTGTTGTTTTCTAATGCCTTTATCCATTTGCTAATTGCTTGTGGTGAAACTTTATATAATCTTGCAAAATAATTATTACTTGCATAACATATCCCTGTTTTATTAGATAGTGCTGTAATTTCACCATACATCATTTTTTCACCTAATTTTAAATTTTCATCATACCTTACATTTGCGGGTATTATTGCATAATAATTTGGTTTTTCTTCTTCCATACTATTCTCCTTTTTTATACATTTCAAAATAATCTTCTATTTCTGCGTTTGGGTTTATTACTTTGCATATACAATATGCAATTGTTTTAGAACATTTTTGCTTTCTATTAAAGATTCTATTAATTGTTTCAAAAGAGACACCAATTTCCCTTGCAATAGATCTTTGATTAAAAACATTAACTACATTTTCTTTAAACATATACATATTTGTTATCCTCCTCTCTTATACTCACATTGTATAGCATACATAGACATAAAGTCAATACCTAAATTAATATTTTTACAAAATAAAAAAACTAGGTGTAAACCTAGTCTTTATTTTTGTTATATTATTGCGTCTTTATCACAATAAACTACGTTAGGATTTAATCTTGATGCGTAAATTTGGTATCTTCCATTTACTTCACCTTGTACTTCAACTTCAAAGTTGCTCTTTGCAGGGTATCTATATCTTTGACCGTATTGATTATAAAATATAGTTCCTTTTTTTACAGTTGCATTAAATGGATAAACACCAACTTTAGTAACGTTACCAAAATCTACATATACAATGTTTGGTCTAAATGTTTCACCATACACTTGGTATCTACCATTTACATCGCCTAATACATCTACTTGTCTATCAGCACTTGCACCATTTTTATATCTGTTACCATAGGCATCATATAATGGGCTACCTTTATGTACTATTCCAACAAATGGATAGTCGTCAGGTGTTGGTGGTGTCGGTGGTTCAGGTTGTGGGTTTGCAGGGTTTATAATACAACCTAGATATTCAAAATTGCTATTTAACCCCCAATTGCCATCGCCTTTATATCTTGTGTAGTTTCTAAAGTCAAAATGATTATAACCACTTTCACTTGTTAGAACACTACCATCGTCATTTATTTGCTCTACAACAGCAACGTGTCCTGCTAATGATCCTTTACCATACCATACCATTATTCCACCTAAACAAGGTTCTCCTTGATATGTTAAGCCAATAGATAATGCTCTATCAATAAAGTTTTCTGCATTACAGTTTAATTGTGGATAGTCCATAGATCCTATTATTTCATTAAATCTACCGCAAGCCCAACCAACACAATTACATAAAACATTTAGCCCGTCTACTGTTGGTTTACCTTTGATACACCAAGAATACCCTCCTACATCAGTTGTGTTGTAAAAAGGGTTACCACTATTCGGTAATGTTGTCTGTGGAATCATCTTCTATGTCTCCTCCTTCTAAAACTTCATCAATATCTAATTCGTTGAAGTTATCTTGTACTTCATAATCTTCTTGTTTTAGTTCTTTGTCGTCCATATTATTTTTCCTCCTTTCTATCAATTGCTTTTTGACCTAATAAGTAAACTGATATAGCACCTGCTACAACTATTAATGTTTTACTTATTTCTTCTCCATAAGGTATATTCCAAATAGGTGTTATACCAATTAATATTGCATTTACAAAGTTAATTGCATTAACAATGTATTTTACAATTTTTTTAAATTTATCCATTTAGATTCTCTCCTTTTTTATATTATATTTCCTTTTTCTTTTTTTGTAAAATTTTACTTTTCTTCTTTAATTTTCTTTTTAATCTAAAATACTCAAGCCATTTGTGTTCTTTCCTTGCTATTCGCATATCTGCTTTTAGATATACTATTTCTCTTTCTAATTGAAATTCTTCTTCTAATGTCATTAAGCAGTTCGCCTCCACATATACACTGATATATAAGGTATATTGTGGCTATGCCCTTGACCTCCACCTTGTTTAGCGCCATCCGTAACTTGATAACCTTGTCCTGAACCAACCCATTGAACGGGTGCATTAGAACTAGTCCAACCTGTAAACTTACTACTAATTCCGTGATTGTGTTCAGGTATTTGGTCAACTGTTAAAGTATGGCTATTAGTTGTAGTTCCTGTTGAGTTACCATCCCCCCAACTTGCACTGTCACTATTTATATTGTATAAAAACTTACCTTTTGGTAATCTTTGCCACGTTCCACCAAATAACGTATTGGGATTTGTCGAATTAATGCTCATATATATTGAACCAACAGGGTATATTAAATTAAGCAAGTCACTTTTAGCCACAACATCGTTACCGTTTCTTTGAACTTTGTTTTGAAATATTACAAAGTTTGGTACACCTCTTGATAATCTATATGTTACTAATGGTGCGGTTTGTAAACTATCTTTTACTGTAAACTCAATATCATATAAATTTGTATAAGTAAACAAATCACTTGTACTACCATTTGTAAATGTATAATTTGTAATACTATAAGTGTTACCTGATTTTGTTATGCTACCCGCAGGTATAGTGTATAAAGAACTATAACTTCCACCTGATACTCTATATCTCCATTGTATAGTTAAAGCATTTGTTACTGCCCCAAAGTTGCCTTGCCAAAAGTTACCATTAAATGATGTTATCTTTGCTTGTGAACCTGTTTGTGTTGTTCTTACTATTGTAGGTGAACTATCGCTTGTTATAGGAACATAGGCAATTGTAGTTATTCCAACATTAGCATTATTGCTTTGTATGTTTCTTGCATCTACTGCTCTAATCCTAAAACTATCATAAGTTAGTTTCGTTTTGTTGCTAAATGTTGCAGTTTGAGATGTATTACTTCCTGTATATGTTTTTGTTTCTATCGGTGTTTCCACACCACTTTTAACACCAATTAAACTTACCGACCTAATTGGTGAATTGTAACTATTTGTAGCAGTACAAGTAAATGAAGCCGTTGAAAAGTTGTTAATGTACTTGCTTGTTGAACCCGTTTTCCCATTTGTTACACTATCTATTGTAAATGTTGGCGTATTTAATGTTGGTTTTGCCGTGCTCGTATTAACGTATACTGTTACGCTAATTGCTTCACTACCTACTGATGTACTTCCGTTATAAGTAGTACAAGTTATAGTCATTGTACCACTTGTTGCGTTTGGTATTTGCCCATAAAAGCTTGTAGGTATAGTCCAATTTTCATATTTTTCACCAACATTTGTTGCTATTGTTCCACTTAAACTGCCAAAGGTATATGTTAGTGTATGTATAAAGTTTGTTGATTTCCTGTTAGTATTAATAGTTATTTGAGAACCAATATTTGGTGTCCCTGTTATACTAGGAACACTTGCTCTTGGTATTGTTGTTAATGTTAATGGGGCTTCTACTGTTACGCTATCGCCTGTTTCAGGTGGCACAAAAGAGTTAGTCCCATTCTTTCCCCATATAGTATATGCCTTACCACTTAAAGTTCCGTCACTATTATGTTCAACATCTATATAACCTGTAATTTGTTTTGTTTCATTTTTATTAATTGAGGTTATAGTTGTTGTTGCACCTAATATTTCACCATTTTTACTGTCCCACCAATATACTTCTAGGTATTGATTATCACTACCACTAAAAGATATTTCGTGTCCTGTTATATCGGCTTCTAAATATAAACGGGATTTGTTAGTATCTACATTTGTACTTTCTTCTCTAACCGCTACCTCTATGATGTAATAATAATTTGGGTAACTTGATTGTGGTCTTGCAGGACACCATACATTTGAATAATTTGCATTATAAGCCATATATTACCTCCTTAACCTATGTAAAAGAATCCTAAACCCTTACCATTTGTTGTGTCGTTTATGATTTCTATTCTCCATACATCTAATCCTAAAAACCTTGTTAAGTATAAGTTTGCAACCCTAACAAGTGCCTCTAGTTTTTGCTCGTCATAACCCGCAAATAGCAATTCACTATTATTCTTTTTATTAGTTACTGTTACCCCTGCTTGATTAATGTTTGATGAGGTGTTAGCACCACTTTTGTCATAACTCATACCATTTTCGTCTAGTGTAGCCGATAATGTTTGTAAGAATGACACAACATTACCATTTTCATCAGTTCCATTTAAGATTTTGTTTATTTCGGTTTTAGTATAAGTATCAGTTTGTAACACATTTACTTGATTTGTTATTGTTTCTATATCACTTATAGATGCTTTGTCGTCCATCTTACTTAACATTTCTTGATAATGTGTTTGTTCAGTTGATGATATGTTAGATGTTGTTTGTGTTAATGATTGAATACTAGCATCTGTTGTTAAAGTAAATTCAGCTAGGCTTTCTTCTGTTTCACTTAGTTCTTCTCCAAATATAGTTACTTGACCACTTAAACTGTTTACTTCAGAACCTATTTTTCTTATTTTTTGTTCTGGTGTTCCTTCAACTACATTTGTTGTTACTTCTTGTTGTTTTGTTGGTATTTTTGTATCAACTTTTGACATTACTGTCATTTCATAAGTTATTGTATTGTTATTCAAGGTGTTATAAGTTTCGTTACCTAGTGTATAAGTTATGTTATCCCAAGCGTCTAAACTTACATCACCATAATTATCTGTTTTTAAAGACCATACTTTATAGTTTTTAACAACATTATAGATGTTTTCCACTACTGTTGAATTTACTATAAATGGGTTATCTTGCCTTATTATTAATGTGTTACTATCAGCAGAAGGTCTATAAACTATTCTGTTGCTGTTATAATAAAGAGGATCATCATTATAATTAACATAAAGTTTATCTCCATAAGTAAAATTCCTTGTTGCATCAAAATATGTAACTGTTTTTAAGTCGTATTGTTCACCCAATTCCCATAACGCACTCTTTTTGGCGTCTATCGTGACCACTGGCGAACTTTTTAATGGTACTAAGGTTAATTGCCCTTGCCTGTCCATTTTTGCGTTACAGCCCTTTAATTCGGCTATATAACTAATCCATCTTTTACCACTTACTGTGCTATCATAAGTTCCTATCTCTACACTACCATTTGTATTAGGATAACTTCCTAGTGTTACTCCATAATGAGTACAAATCCATTGTAATAAATTATCTATTGTAATCTTATCATCCACAAATGCTGGTGAATAATCTAGGTTTGTATTAAATTTAATAGCATAATCTAAACATACTATTTTTGACGCTTTGTAATAATCTTCAGGTGCTTCATCTATTAAGTATTTCCCTATTGGTACTTCTTCCCAATCGTTATTTACATATTGACTAATATATAATTCTACTTCAGTACCACTTGCTGTATCTATTCCATCTAAATTTTTAAATTGTATCGTTAGTTTTTGTGATATGAATGTTCCTATATAAAATATTTGACTCTCACTATCAACTATAGGAGAAGATATGATGATAGAAGCTATTTGACTTGTTGGTATTGTTACTTCTCCTATAATTAATCTACATTTATATAGTGAACTTCCTTTATAGCATTGTTCCCTAAACGCTTGACTAACATTATATGCCATAATTTATCACTACTCCTCTACGAAAGATACACTAAACGCCTGTTCTAATGTTCTCCAATTATTATTTGTATCTTTTACAACTCTAAATGTATTAAACTTTTTATCACTTGCATATACTTTATGAACACTCCTTTGAAGTGTTTTTTTATCTATTAGTTCTATATAGATCCATTCAGGGCTTATTCTATTTAAAATATATGCTAAATCGTTATCACTTAATACTGAATAACCTATCTCTATGTCATATACATCATGTCTTACTCTATTTCTATGAGTATAGCCCTCTAAGTCTGTAAATGGATCTTTATCTACATCGTGTAATGTTACTCCTATAGTAGCAGGAGTAGGAAAGTTTTGTAAGTCAGAACAACTATATGTATGATTGCCTAAGTCTGTTCCTGTATGCCCAACTCTTATATAGTTTTCATATTTTGCAAGGTCTATTACTTCCATTTTTATCCCTCCTACTCTCTATTATAACCCAAATTGTCGATTTTTCGAAATTTGTTCAAATTGAATGAAGTTTAGTAATCCTTCTGTGTCACCTTTTGCTACTATTACTGGTGATTCTTTCTCTACTGCACTCATTCCTCTTGCTACTGCTATTGTCATTTGGTCTAGTATTTGGTCGTTATTCATTACTGCTGTTGAATTTCCTATCTTTCCTACTAATTCAGGACTTCCAGTTTCTCTTGCTACGAATATTTCACCCATTGATGGGAAACCTCCATTAGCATAAGCCTTCATTGGTCTCCATATTCCACTTGAATATAAACCACCACTAGCTTTTAAAGTAGGTGTAATGTTTAACCAAGCTGAAATGCTTTTACTTAATGTTCTACCAAACCAACTTAAATTTTCATAACTAGGTTGTTCTAATTGAGGTGTGATTTTAATACTAGGGAAGTTTGCATTAATTCCTCTTTGAAGTTCTTCTGACATCCCTACACCATTAGGGTACATTTGGTTAACTACTTGTTGTCTTACATCTTCAGGTAACATTCCTAATGCTGCCATTAAAGCGTCAGCACTTTCTTCACCCATTTCTCTCCAATCATGAACCATGTCATCGCTAAGTTTACCTGTTTCTCTTATACTATCATCGGCTAAATCAACAATACTTTGTAGAACTTCATTTGCATATTCTTTTTCTGCCTCACTCATTTCAGCATAGGATTTGTTTGCATCAGATACTCTTTGTTGAAATGCCCAATATGCAGTTCTTACTACAGAAACATTCCCTTCTTCTTCATCACTATAACTTTGAAGAATTTTATTCGTATATTCTTCTATAGCATCTGCGTTTTCTTCTATTATTGCAGATCCGTATTTTGTATAATTAATAATTGCTTGTTGCCCTTTATTATAATTCTCAGTTGCAATCTTTTCTTGCTGTTGAGCCTCTTTTAATTGTTTCTCTAATTCTTTGTATGCATCACTATTCTTATCGGTAATTTCTTTCATTGTTTGTTCGATAGTTATTCTTTTTGCGTAAGCATCATTTTTTTGATTTTCAAGAGTTTTTTCTTGCTTTAAAGCCTCAACATATTTTTCTTCTGCTAATTGTTGTATTATCTTTTGTTTTTGCTTTTCTATTTGTTCTTTTATTAGGCTTAATTGTTCTTGATAATTTTCAATAACACCGTCTGTCATCTTTAACTCAATTCCATAAGCCTTTTGTAATTCACCCATTATAAATTGGGCTTTAGTTTCGTAACCTTTTTGAACCCTTCCATTAGCATCTACAATCTTTTCGAGTTCTTTAACATATTTATCATTTACTCCTGCTTGATTATATTGTTGTTGATATTTTTGTTGAATTGAATCCATTCTATCATTAAATTCTTTTGTAAATGTTTCTAATTCAGAACTAGTTCTTTTTAAAGCTAATGACATATTATTAGGGACTTCTTTTATTCCTAAAGCAGAGTTTATAAAATCCACAGCATTTTGTCGTAAATTATCAAATAAATTTGCAAATGCCCCAAAAAAACCTCCAATGTCTAAATTTAGTAAACTTTCAATTTGGTTTCCTATAGTGGTTATGACATCAGCCAAATCAGAAGCCACCATTATAATTGCTGAATTTCCTAGATTTAAAGCAAATCCTAAAACATCTTCTATTTGAATATCTATCATTGACAATAAATTTTCTAATATTTTAAACGGAGCTTCTATAATTTTACCTATAGCAGAAAATGCGTCATTAACCTTTTCTCTAAATTTATCTACTTCATTATATGCTTTAACCAATACTGTTGTTACATATATTATTGCACCAGCAATTCCTGCTTTACCTAAACCTGATTTTAATGCTGGAATGACTTTGCTTAAAGTTCCTAAAAAACCATTTTCTTTTACAAGTTCAATTATTTTTTCAATTCCTAAGAACTTTAATATTCCCACTTTTTTAAGCACACCATATATGGCCATAATTCCTTTATATATGATACCCCCAGCAGCCAATGCACCTAATACAGTTCCTCCTGTAATATGGTCAAATTTCCAAGATATATCACCAGTTATAGGATCTATAATTTTTGTAAACCCTAACCACTCCATAATCCTATCTCTTATGTCTGCTGCTTTGTTTTTAATTTCATCTAAGTGAAGGTCATATTCGCTTAGTTTGTCTAGTAGTGAACTATCTATAGCACCTAAGCCACCTACTCCTCCACCTCCACCACTTACACTACCTCCAGATCCACCTGAAGAAGTTGGTGTTTTTATTACATTTAATTTATCAAAACCTCTTAATGATTTTTGAGCCTCTTTTGCAGCCTTACCTGCGTTTGTTGCACTTGTTCCTATATCATCAAAACCATCAGCGACATCTTCTATATCAGCAGTAACCGTTCCAAATTCTTGTGATAAAGATGTTGCGTCTATTCCAAATAATGATAATACTGAACTTAGTAAAACATTAATAGCCATTATTACACCATTTATTAATGGTAATACTGCTTTCATAACAGGTATTAAAAAGCCTCCTAAAAGCCTTCCTGTTTCACTTATTTGGCTCTTAAATATTTCATATTGGTTTGCTACACTATTTACTGTTCTTGCCAAGTCTCCATTAGCACTAGACATTTGCCTTTGCATTGTTATGTAAGTTAGTATTGCCTTTTCTGCTCTCGACATTTCAGAGACTTGTTTTTCTATTCCTAAAGCTAAAGCCTGTTGTTGTAATCCTGCTTGAGTTACATCTATACCATAAGCACGAACTGCTCTTGTATTACCAGCCATTGCAGAAGTAAATTTGCTTGTAACTGTATCTAATGATTGCCCAGTTATTGATTTTACATCTACTGATAACTTTAATAGGTTTTCTGCTAACATACTTGCTGCTTTATCATCTATTTGTAAAGCATTACCTATTTGTCTAAACATAGCAAGTTGTTGAGTTAACCCAGCAGGATCATAACCAACATTCTTTTCTAATGTATCTAAAAGTCTAAGCCCACTTTCACTTGCATTGTTATACGCTTGGTCTAAAAAGTTTAAACTTTCTATATATTCTGCTTGAGGGTTTACTGCTTTTTCTAATGTGCTAGTAAGATGTTTAGCTGCTCCTATTAAAGCAGCAAAAGTTGTTTTTTTAAGAAAACTTGTTAATTTTTTGTATGAGTTTTCTCCATTTTCAGCACCTTTAGATATTTTGTCTCCTGCTTCTTTACCTTCATCTCCTACCTTATCTAACTCTTTTTCAGTAGTTTTAACAGTTTCAGGGAGTTTCTCATAAGCATCTGAAACTTTGTTAGTGTTCTCGGCGAGTTTATCAGCAGATTTTGCCGTCTTGTTCATTGCTTTGGCTAACTGATTTAACTCTTCTTTATCTAATATAGCCTTAGTTCCCATATAGAGTTTCCTCCTTTCTATACGAATCTAGCCCAACTATTAAATTCTTCTTGAACTAGCCTATTTTTTTCTTCTTTTGTTAAAGGTTTTGTTTCCTTTTGAGGTTCTTCAACATTTTCAAACAATTCCTTATATTGAGGAAATTGAACTTGATGATTTTTCCCAAAAGTTTTACCTATTGCTATTTGAGTACCTAAACTTTGCATATTTCCATTAAGCCACGCATTGTATTTCATGTTTTCAATATCGTACCCTTGTTTCCTTAAATAAAAAGTTCGATATGCCCAATACAATTGGGGATCATTTTCCCAAAAGTCTGTACTAGACATACCGAACATTATAGCACTTGGAAATAACTCGTTAAAATAAAATTCAGTCAAGCTACTATATTCAACTTTCTCTTCATTTTGTTTTATTTCGTTGGTCTTAGTGCTGGTAATTTTTTTAAGTTATCTTCTTTTGTAACTCTATTTATGTTTGCGTCAGATACCATTTGGTCTTCTAATGCAATAACTTGTTCTCTACCATACTCTTCACAAGCCTTATCAAACAATTTTAATGCTTCACTATATGGAGTTTTATGATTTACTCTTAATAAAACCCAAAACAACTTTTTGTAACTATTCATTGCGACATCATCACTAGTAAGTAGTTTTTCTGCATCTTTTAGAGGATCTGTATCATCAGTAATCTCGATATCTTTACCGTTACTAATTTCATCAACTAAATTTTTTAGTTTAAATACTTCCTCATTTTCTTTTTGTGAATATTGTTCCCAAGCAAGAATACCAGCTCTATTTAAAAATAAAGTATATTCTACACCATCGATTTCTATTATCTCTTGACTAAATTCTTTCATTTTTTATCTCCTTTTCTTTCTATATATTTAATTAAGCTGATTTAACTTCTACTGCGATAGTTCTGTATGAAGTTGCTTCTCCAGTTTTTGAACATACTAATTCAATCATTGTATTACCTGCTGCTACTCCAGTAATAGTTAATTTATTAGCTGAATAACTGCAAGTAGCAATTGAAGTTGATTTAGAAGTTGCTGCTACTGTAGCTCCTGCTGAAGTTTCAATTGTAACAATTTTACTTCCTGTTCCAATTAATTCTACATCTTCAAGTGGGCTAGTAATAATTGCTGTAGGTTTAACTAAATCTCTTACATCTGTAATTGGTTGCTCATCAGCATCAGATACAGTAATGTAGATTTCTCCTTGTTCAATTCCATTTACTTCTACACCAGTTCTACCATAAACCATTGTACCATTGAATTTTTCACCTGTTTTATCAGCGTTCATTTCTAAGAATGATAAATGTCTTCCATAATATTTGCTTAATTGAATTAAGTTATCTCTATGATAGTTGAATGTATAAGTTTTTTGGTCATTAGTTTGTAAACCTTCTACTTGAGTAACTGCGTTGTCAGTTAATACAGTTTTTTCAACTGTTGCTGGTGCTGTTCTTGTTGCTGGCAAGTTAGATGTAGGGATAAGTAACATATATTTACTATCAGTTTCATCTTTTACCATTAAACAAGCACCTTTTGATAAAATACCTTTATCTGTATAATATCTTGTCATATTTTATTCCTCCTATCTATTTATTTAAAAATATAAACTATTATTCCAACTTGCAAGATTTCCTGTAAATGTCATTTCTTGCCTTAGAATAGACATATCTCTTAGATTATCTACTCTTCTACTACTACTTCTATTAAAACCAACTTGGTTAAAGAAGTTATGAGTAAGTTCTTTTAATTCATCCATTACTTGTCTATCTTGATATTTAATGCTTTCTTGAACAGGTTCGCTACCTAAATCATTTGTTGTAGTTATAGTTACATTCTTAGTAAAAATGCTTACTCTATAACTTAATCTTGATACATACTCACTTCTATCAGTTGTTTTACCTTGAGCATTGTCTGAATTGTTTAACTCCATCATTACTATTGTTGGAAACTTAACTAAAGATTCAGGAGTATTTGGTACTATTAACATATCTTTAAATTTGGAATTTGCTAACATATAGTTTTTATATTCTAAAAATAAATCTGTCTCTATCATACCTTACCTCCCATCTTTTTCGTTATAAATTCATTAACCCATTTATCAAGGTTATTATCAATGTTTTCTTGAAGTTGAAAGTATATATATCTTCCTGCTTGACCATAAGTATGCTCGATTGATCCACCATTGTTCCATTCCCATCCATAAGCATAATCTCTATTTGGGTTTACCATGTATTCCCAATTGTTTGCTTTAGAATTGGCTGTTTTAGCTCCCACTTCTCCTGCTCCGTATTCTATTAACTCTGCCAATGATAATTCACTAGGGTAAAATGTTTTACCATAATCATTTATCCAAGTATCGGCGTTTTCTATATCTATTACAGAATCGTTATAAAACTTTATTTGGCTAGTAGATACCTGTACTTTATTGCCATCTTTATAATCGTCTGCCCTTTGGTCTGAGTTAACATCTTCCATTTGCATTATTTCATCTAAAGCCTTTTGACCTTTATTAGTTAAGAAGTTGTCAGCCTCTCCATTAGTTATTGAATTACTTAAATCTTCTAACTTTTTTGCAAATTGCTTTAAATCTTCGATAGATGTTATTTCTTGGTTAATCATTTAATTTACTATCTTTTACAAGTGGTTTGCTTTCAATCTTTGCTGGTTTGTCTTTATCTACTATTTTCCAACCGATTGCTTCATACTCAGAAACTAAACTTTCAGGAATTGCTTTTATAATCTTTTTCCCATCTTCATTAATGATTTCCATTGCTTTTTCTTCCATAGTTTCCTCCTTATTTTTGTTCATTTACTAATTTTTGAATATACACTCTAATTGAAGTGTTTTGGTTTCTTATACCTATTATTCTATAATCAGCATTATCACCATTATTCGCTTCACCAGTAGGTGTATTATTTATATATACTAAATCAAACTCGTTGAATTTGTTTAGATATTTCTTTTTTTCAGTTATTGATATTACTTTTGTACTATTTACTCTTTCTCCAAATTCCATTATGTCACTTGTTTCGCTTAATGTTTGAACATTAAGATAATACTTAGTTGGGGTGTCATATATAGGAATTTGATTACCATAATCATCAAAATCTACTCTAAGTTTCTTGGCAATCCATATTGGAGACCTTACTTTATGAATTGGTTGACTATTAACGTTATACATTACTAATCACCTGCGTTCGGATCATAAACAACGTTATATACTTCGTCATCTAATGATTGTCTATTCGTTTTTCTTGGAACTCCTACGTTTGATACTATCTTATTCATTAATGAGTTTGATAAACCATCGCTTAATTTAGTCCAAGATAATGAATTTTCAGAATAATTTGTAATTCCTTGTTTATCAGCCATATTGTAAAGTTCTACGCAACATCTTAATTGCCATCCCTTGTATTGAGTAGGTACTTCATAATCTGTAAAATCAGTAAAAGGGTATAATGTTTCAAGCAGAATATTTTTACTATCTTCTAACAAGTCATTAAGTACAACCTCATAATTTTCATTTGTTCCAAAAACATCTTCATCATAAGGAATCTTTACTTTTAATTTAGTTAGTTGAGGATCTTCTTCAACTGGCTCTGTTGGAATTTCAATAGGTTCAGTTGTAACCTCAGTATTTTCTTCTTCTATCATACATCACACCCTCTTTCTAATTTAATTATCCTCTTGAGATTATTCTTGCTACAGGGATTAATTTGTCACTAACATAAGTTGGAGTATCATTATCTCCATCATTAGCTAATTCCCAGTTAGAACCAGTTTCAAAGTTTGCATTTGTTGGTGATACTGCACCAGTTCCTTTATATGAAATGTATTTAGGAACTATCATTTCTCTTACACGAGTGATAAGGTCAGTTTTACCACCTTTTAATCTAGCATCACGATAGATTTCACTTGGAACTTTAGCACCAATGTTTTCATGTTCAAAGAATCCTTTTTGGAATACATAAGTTACATACTTAGTTCCTTCTACAACATAATCATTTGCTGCTACATCAGCAGGATACCAAGCACCTCTTTTAACATCTGCAAGGTTAATTTGTCCAGCAGTAGCACCACTAGAAACAACTTTTAATGCTCCAGTATCTCCTGAAGATGCTTCATCATATCCTATTAAAGTTGGCATATCGTCATCTACGATAACTAATTTACCATTCCATGTTCCTAATGATAAATCTCTTTGAATACCATTAGCGTCATTATATTTTAAGAAAGTAATTTGATTTAATCCTTCTAGGTTAGTAGCAGTTGCACTATGTAAGAAAGCAACATCAAATACACCTTTCTTGTCTCCTAATGCTTTTTGTAATGCTCTATTAGCTCCATCAGCAGTTAAATGAGCATCAGTATTATCAGCAGAAGCAGCAATTTCGTAAGTATGTTTAGAAACGAATTGCCCATTAGCATTGTCTCCTGTCATACCAAAGATACCTTTAAGAATACTTAATACAACACCTTGTCTATATTCATCCCAGTAATCTTTAACTTCTTGTGCTTCAGCCATGAAGTTAGCTCCAGTTATATCTGAACTAAAATCATATTCTCCCCATGCTTTTGCTCTTCCAAAACAAATTTTTCTTTGGAAGAAAGTAGGTCTTTCAGAACCAGCTTCAATATCAGTATTTCCATCATAGTTAGTTGGATCTCCACCAATTCTACCTTTGATTGGTTCTACTACTGCGTACCCTCCTGATTGTTCTGACATTTTTGGTTTGTAACCACTTACCTCTGAAAAAAGTCCATTCTTAATTAAAGAATTTTCTTTAGTGCTAGGTAATGTTTTTAAATATTTTTCAAAGACTTCTTCATTAAATATCTTATCTCTGAATTTTTCCATTTCTTACACTCTCCTTTAATACTATAAATTTTCAAATTCTTGTGGATGTTCAGTAATGAATTTTTCTTGTTCTGTAGCACTTAATTGGCTAAACTTTTCAAAAGTCATTGCTGCATCCTGATTTGGATTATTAGAGGCGTTAGGTCTTACATCGATAGAAGCAATGCTATCTTGCACCTTTTTAGTAGTGTCAGCGATAATTGTATCTAATCTTGCTTTAAACAAATTAGCACCATTAATTGAAGTTTCTTCGTTATCTGTTACAAAACTATCTATTATTCCATCCTCAATATCATAACCAGCCAATATTTCTTTTACTTTAGCTTTGTTATATATCTTTTGTGAATTTTTTAAGTTTTGTTCAGTTTCTTTCTTCATTAAATCTAACTTTTCTTGTTCAGTTAGTTTTTCTTTGTTGATGTCATCGATTTGTTTTTGTAAGTCTGCATACTGTTTCTCAATTTCAGCTTTACCTTCTAATTTCTTATTCAAGTTACTAATTTCAGTATTTTGACTATGAAACATATTAAGTAAGTCTGTTACTTGTTCTTCAGTATATCCTTTTGCCAATAATTCATCTCTTTCATTTTATTCCACTCTCCTTTATACAGTAGTTATACGAACTCTACCAAAACACCAAAGAGTTGATTGATACTACAATAAGTATCATTGAATAGATAAGGAAGGAATGAACGGATGGATTTCTTTATCTACTCAATGAGGCTTACTCTAGCCTCATCGATTATTTCTTTTGTAAGTCATTTTGTGTGGCTTTCGAAAAATCGTTATTCTGTTTATTTGGAATATCTTTAACAGATGTGTTGTTATCTACTAAAGATGAACTCCCTTTATTTTGTTGGCTTTGTTGTTCACCAAACATCTTTTCTTGTGCTTCTGTTACTGCGTTTGGATCACTAAATAAATTTACTATACTATTTGCAACCCCTCTTGGAATGTCACAAGCATATAAATTCATAAGACCTTGTGTCTTAACTAATAAGTTCTCACTCATTTCTCTTTGGAACTTATTGTCTATATCACTAATTTTTAAATCTTTTATTTCACTTTCTTTTAGTTTCTTACATATTTTAAGAATTACTTCAAGTGATTGCATATCGCATACACCAAACATAGTTGTATCGCCTTCAGAACGAATACCTGCATCTGTATAACCTTGACCAGTTAACTTAGCTTGACCTGTATCTCCATAAGTAATGTTACCATTTTCACTAGACATAGGAACACCAAGTATTTGATGTAATGAAGTTAAAAGTCTATTGTAATATGTTTGTGTGTCTGTTGCATTTAATCTTCCTTGTAATAATTCCACAGTAGCTTTTTTGTTTTCTGTTGAATTTATACAAACAGCACCTAAAGATTTAATGTCATCTAAATCTTCCTCTGTTACAGTAGCATTTGTGAAGACTAATATAGCATTTACAAATTGTTCCATATCATCTTTATCAAGAGATTCAAGATAGTTAATGTCGTCAAATAAATCTTTACCTATCTCTATCATTGATATTCTCTTCTTATTCAAGTAATACTCAGTAATTATATGTTCATCATATAAAAGTGGCATTGGATCTCCAACTCTTACTAACTCCCCAGTTTTATCGCTATATGTCAAAACAACATTTCTTAAATAAACTTGAACTTCCATATAGTCTTTAGGAGTTATAGTTTCTCCTCTATCATCAGTTGATGGAGTGCTATAATCTGTCATATTTGTAACTATATAGGCAAATAATTGCTCATTACCTAATTTACTTGAATATACAACTTCAGTATCTTCAGGGTTACAATTTATTATCTCAAATGGTGCTTTACCATCTTCAAATCTTCTGTTTTTATTTACATATCTAAACCCTCTACCACAAACTAAAGCATCACTATATATTTCCATATCTTTTGCTTTCTTTTGAGCGAATTTAACATATTGGTTAAGTTTAGATATTTCTTTATTTTCAGTATCACTTACTTGAACATATTGGATTGGTTTACCTAATAAATAAGATTTTTTAAAATCTACAAAAGCCCAAACCCAGTTTTCAACAGTTTTGTTGTTAATTTCTTCTCTAGTGTGCTTAATTTTGTTTTTAATGTCTTGGTCTCCGTATAAATAGGCTTTTAGGTACAAAGTATCAGTTTTATTTTGGTCGTGAATAGGCATACTTGTATTTAAAATATTAGTTATGATTTTATCAAGACTATCAAAATCTTTTTGTGCTACATATTTTAAAAGTTCTTGTTCTTCGTATGGAGCTAGTATAGTAGTTCTTCCATAAGTCTTCATAACATCACCTAACCTTAGTTTTATAATACATTTGTTTTGTTTTTTTGTCAAATTTTTGCTATTTTTTTACTAAAATGGTCTCTTGATTACAGAAATTCTTTGAGGTTTACTACCTTCTTCGATAATTTCTGCTGCAAACATTGCTTCTGAGTCTGGTGCGTCGTCGTTTATATTCCTTCCACTAGCATTATATAGTGTCAAATTGTCCATAAAAGCACCCATATCGCTTTTTAAAGGGAACAAACTACGCTCAGGAAACACTATTTTTCTTCTAATTACACTTTTTTCCATATCAATTCTTGTTTCTTTTGGTAAAGTATTGTATTTTTCTCTTATTTCACAAAAATATACACCATATTGAGTTAAAATTTGCTCTATATTTTGTTTTAATTCGCTTGTTACATTACTTTCTATTATTAGAAGCACAATATGATGTTCAATTATCTTGCTTACAACATCGTTATAAAGGTCTTTAGTCGCTTTTTTAGTAAAAATACAATCAACTAATGGATAATCGTAAGTTCCGTCTTCTTGAAGCACTTTTAGGTGTATAGGCATTGCGAAAAAGTCCTTACCACTCTTTCTTGTAGCGTCTATTACAGCATAACTTCCCATTTCACCCCTTGCTGGTCTTTCTTTATAAGTTCTTAATGCTTTATAGCTAAATTCAAGGCTTTCAGGATCTACTGGTCTTTGTTGAAAGTTAGTTTCAAACAAATATTCATCCATATTGTCTTTTTCTTTCAATATTTCTTGAGTAGTTCTTAATTCAGGGCATGTAGATAACCCTGTTTCATAGTCTAAAGCAGGAACTTGAATAATAACTGTACTACCATCTTCACTTGTTCTTGTAAATTTATAGATTGGATCAGGAATAAAATCATGTTCTTTTTCTTCTAAAGCTATTAATTGAGCAATAAAGTCACCACTTGCCCATAAAGTACCTGTTACAACTACTCTAGGCTCTTTATTTTGAATAAAACGCTTTCTCCATACAGTTAAAAACTTATTAAAGTAATATTCATTAGTGTTTTGATTCATTGCCTCTTTATAATCGGCATACAAATCGTCTATATGTATTCTTTGACTTGCTCTTTCTCCTACTACATTAGAGTTTACTGTATCAGCATAATAAGAAGATACAAGTTTACAATCTCTTAATTTCCAGTTACCTTCTGATGATTTCAAGAAATACTCTTTGTCTTCTTTATCCCATTTCATTTTAGTAAAGACTTCACCAAACCATTGGCTTTTTAGTTCATTCATGACAGTTACACTTCCACCTTTAACTACTTCATCATTCGAACACAAAGATAAAACTGTTCCTGTTGGATCTCTACCAAAAGCCCAAGCCTCGCTTATTTTCTCTGGGTAAGTCTTACCATAACCTGATGGCATATTACAAATAACAAGTCTAACCTTGCTTTCAGGGTTTACTAATTCTTGAAGATAGTGTATATAACCTTGCATAATTGACATTCTAGGGAGATAAAACTTATCTAGTTCATCCCATTCCCTATACACCATATAATGCTCTAATGACGAATATGCAGCCATACGATAGGCATTACGCATATACTTTTGGTAATTAGCTCTATTCTTCATCCCTCTATCAATATCAAACATTTTCTTAATAATGGCTAGGAAGTTAATTCTTGCTATTTTACTACATTTCTCAGGGTCTTCCTTGTAATACTCTGTAAGCATATCGTTTAATTCTCCTACCATCTCTACTAAATCTTCAAACTTGATAGGTTTCTTCAAGTATTTAAAATTTCTAGTAATAGCATTAATATAATTCGAAATATAATAAACGAGGTCTTTATTTTTCATCTCTTACCTCCCTAAACAATAATTTGTTATATTTCTCTAGTTTTTCATCATATTTAGCTTGTTCAATTACTCCTTTAAGAGAAACGTTTACATTAGGTGCTTTCTTTTCTGTTAATTCATTTTGAGCCTTTAGTTTAAATATTGTACTCTTTTCATTTGTTTGCCCTAATTGAGATAAGAATAAATTATCGTCATTAATTTCATCAAAGATAGTATCTATTATCTTCTTCATTTCCATACTTGTACTTGTTTCCCTATATTGTTTCAAAGTATCAATAGTAATTCCTATCAACTTACAAAAAGTAGTTAATGAAGTAGGAAATATTCCTGCATATTCGTTTGTAGCTAATATTAGTTCCCTATACAATTCATAAAAATCTGACATTTGTTCAGGAGTATATATCATCACACCTTGCATTTTAGGATCTAGTTTCTTAAAAAATCTCTCAGTAATAACTATTGGGTTTGAATCAATAAACTCTGTTCCATTCCCATACTTATCATACTTTGTCTTAGTATGTGACCTTCCATACTCCTTAATCTCCTCTATTCTTTCATTTTTAATTTTCTCTAATTCTTTTTTCATTTATTTTATTCCCTTCTCTTGTTTATATTTTACTTTGTAAAGCCTTTTTAGTCAATTTTTGCACATTTTCTTCAACTAAGTTATAATATACTCGAAAGGAGAAAAGAATATGAAGAAAATGAAATTAATAAGCATGTATAAGAATTATGGTACTGAAGATGCTTATGATGATAATAGCGAAGTGTATGCAATAACAGATAACTATGTTTGTGATGAAAAATACAAAGACATACCTACTAATAAAAAAGTGGCTTTGATGATTGAACCTAGAAGTTTTTTACCTAATGGATATGAATACTTACAAACACATTATAACGAATATAAGTACATATTCACTTTTGACGATATATTATTAAAACTCCCTAATGCACTCCCTATTGTTTATGGTACATATTGGTGTACTAGTGATGAAGAGAAGACAAAAGGTATATCTATGATATGTTCTGCTAAAGAAGGTTGTGAAGGACATAGGGAAAGAAAGAGATTAGCTAAGATATTATCTGAACAAGGTATAGTCGATGTGATGGGTGCTTGGAATGGTGGAGATTATGTACCTCCCATTAAAGCCTTTAAAGATTACAAGTTCAACATAGCCTTAGAAAACGACAAACAAGACTACTACTTCACAGAAAAGTTATGTAACTGTTTTGCTAATAAAGTAATCCCTATCTACTATGGTGCTAGAAAATTAGATGAGTTCTTTGATACTAGAGGGATAATCTATGTAGAAGATAAAAATACTATCCCTCAACTAATTGATAACTTAGATATAGACAAAGAATACGAGAAAAGAAAAGAATACATTGATAAAAACTATGAATTAGTTAAACAATATCAATCGTTTGACGACTATTTCTATAACAAATATGGAAATCTTATAGAGGAGATGTTCGATTAATATGAAATTTACTATATATGGTAACCCTGTTACTAAGAAAAATCATGGTATCATCAGAATGATCCATAATCACCCTATTATGTTGCCTTCTAAACCTTACTTAGAATATGAAAAACAATCTAAACAATATATCCCTAAACTATCATCCCCTATTAACACCCCTATTAACCTAAAATGCACCTACTATATGCAAACTAAAAGAAAATGTGATTTAGTTAACCTATTACAAGCTACTTGCGATATATTAGTTAAATACAAAGTATTAGAAGACGATAACTACTCTATTATCTACTCCTTCGATGGATCTTCTGTATCTTATGACAAAGATAACCCAAGAGTTGAAATAGACATAACAAAAAGAGACTTTAATTAGTCTCTTTTCTTTTGGAATGATATTCCAATCTCTTTTTAAATGCCTGCGATACTCTTTCCACTTCGTAAGTACCATAGAATAGATATAATTGGCATACCCATAAGGACTTGAACCTTAATCAATGGTTTTGGAGACCATAATCCTAACCAATTAAACGATAGGCATATCATTCTTTTATATCTACTCTATGCTACCTATAAAAGATAGCATTATAACAATCAAAAGTAACAAATAGAAAATACCCACTCCAATAGAGGTACTTTCCAAAAGCCCTTTTAGTATCTTATAGATACCATAGAACAGATATTAAAATGGGAGGCAAGATACAGACTTGAACTGTATATCAAACACTTTCCTTTGCAAACCTACTAATGTTTGACGTTGCCGTTTACTTTATCATTGTTTGCAACCAATTCAATTTCAATTCCTCATTCACACAGGCCATATTTAATATATTTACATAATAATACCTATTCTATGCTACCTACAAGGCAGCACTTATACACATGGATTGAGATTAGCCTAATACCAATAA